GTGCAGATGGACTGCTTCCCGCTGTTCCTGAACATCACGATCATTGCTGTGTGAGGCACCATCTTCACGAAGATTCCAGTCCCTGTCGAGTGACCCATGCTCGCCGAGACCTCTTGGGTGATCTTGTCGAGGATGAAGAGGAGATCGTAGTTCCCATCCTTGGACTCTGGCACAACCCCCATCTCCTCCACGAGCCTGTCTGCTGCCGTCTTTGGGCACCTTGACACCCCAGGGTCTCTCTCCATGTATCTGTCAAAGTCAGGGTCATTCACGTAGGGGAGGTTCTTCTGTGACGCGAGGTAGAGGTCGTAGTGCAATGCTTCGGCCTCTCTCCTCTCCTGCCTCTTCCTGTAATGATAGGGACCTTCAACGAATGTCGACGTCACTGCGTCAGAGTGTTCAAACGCCTTCGACTCTGCCCCGACCCTCACCGGCGCACTGGTCAAAAGCCTTCTTGACCTCTTCACTCTCTTCTCCTTGTCCACGAGCACCTCCTCCTCTATCGCCGCGTGGACTGACGACATCTTCGCCCTCTGCTCCTGATAAGAGAGCTCGTGCGAGTTCTCCTCCAGGTTCATCAGCTCGACCATGAGGTCCTCCACCGCTTTCTCGTCGACCAGCTTCTCCACCGTGCCCGACTTCGCATACTGAGTCTTGGGGTCAGCCGAGGTCCACGCCATCATTGCGTGCTTCTCCTCGTCTGACGCGCCGTCCCTGCGCCCTGCGTCGACTGCGTCGTTTATTAATTTGTAGATCAGTTCGAGGAGGTTCTCTGTCGGCCCCGCTTCCTGTGCAGGGAACCTCGGTGGCCTGATGTCCGCGTTCGGTCGGTTCAAGAGTTCCACCCTGTAGTTCTCCACGAATCCGGCCAGAGGCACGGGTGACATCTTCTGCCTGAACCTGCCGTTTTCGTCCAGGTAGTCATTGCCCTTGCTCGTCAGCGCACCCATCCCTTGCAGGTACGTCTCTATCGCAGTGTGCTGATCTTGAGAGTCATCCAGCTCCTCCATCAGGCTCTCCAGGTCGAGACCGTCGTTCGAGCGCCTCGCAAGCGTCTCCATCTGGATGTGGTGCATCGACTTAACGTAGTCGAAATTGTTTGTGTCTCTTCCCGGTGTCGGGTATGGCTTGCCTGCCCCGAGGGCTTCTACCTCCCTCGATGAGGCGATGCCGACATCCCCGAATAACTTTGAGAACGCCTGCACTGTCTCGCTCAGCTGGCTGACCATGCACGCAAAGTCCCAACCCCTCTCGCCCGTTGAGCCCCCCCTTGAACCCGCATCCTCACCCCAGTCGTAGTTGCTCAGCACTCTTCCGTTCGTGTATACCACCACTCTCACAATCTCTTTCGACATCATGCGGTACTTCTCCACTGCGCTCACCACGGCAGCCATCGGGTTGGACGACCTCACCTTCATGTCATATGCGGTCCCGTCGTGATACCCGTCGGGTGTCAGGTCGTATGTTTTGACCGCCACATCCGCAGTTCCCCAGAGCGCCACAGAGAGGAGGTTCGACTTCACGTCCGACTCTGACCGCCTGGTCACGGTCCACTTCCCGGCGGGCTTGTCACCGATGAGGACGACGCACTCCTCATTGTCTCTCGAGAGGGAGATGTTCCTATTG